CATCAAAAACATTAAAGCGCAAAGAACGAAGCGTATACTGTACTCCTTTAACGATGTGCTTATGTGGCGGAAGACCGTGCTAAAAAGCACGGTAAAAACCGTCGCACGAGCAGTGCTTACGGGAACTCCGGTAACAAACGGGCCTATGGACTTGTGGGCAATTATGGAGTTCTTACGTCCGAATTACTTTAGAATGAACTACTATTCATTCCAGCAGTATTTCGGAATGTTTACAAAGTTAGGAGTAGGTAAAGACAATAGGCAAATAAATGTTCCGCTTACCGCCGACACGTGGCAGGAAATAAAACGAATGAACGTATACGATGTAGCATCCTATACGTTTGGAATATCGCTTGATACATTTAACACCATCCACGCGCAAGAGCGTTACGAAGGACCGTACAAGCACGCTGACGAATTAAAGAAGCTCATAGAGCCTGTGTCTATGTTCGTGCGACTTGTCGATTGCGTCGATATGCCTGAGCAGCGCTCCATTGTACGCGAAGTCGAGATGAACGATGAGCAGTGGCGGTGCTATCGTGATATGGCTGATGAGTACATTGCACAATACGGCGATAAGGTTATGACGGCACTGAATAAGATGACGGTAATGCTTCGCTTGCAGCAGATTTCAAGTGGCTTTTTGTGCGATAAAACGTTCTCGGAAAGTCAGGTGCAGGACGGCAGTGCCGACGTTTCACCTAATGACGGTGTGCAGTGGATAGGGAAAAGTTGCCCTAAGCTCGAAGCACTGTATCGCGATGTCGCAGAAGCAAATAAGCCTGTTATAATTATCACGCGATTTTCAGCGGAGGCATCTCGTATCTATGACGATTTAAGCAAAGAGTATAGCTGCTGCTTAATGACAGGCTGGAAAAGGGTCGGGACTATTGAGGATTTTAAAGCGGGTAAATATGATGTCATGGTTGCAAATAGTACGGTAATTAGTAAAGGTTTTAACTTGCAAATAAGTCATACAATGCTTTTTTATTCAAACTCATTTTCACTTGAAACAAGATTACAGGCTGAGGGTAGAACATTCCGCATAGGGCAGTACGACCCGTGTATTTATATAGACTATAGAAACAAAAACTCTGTTGACGAGAAGGTTTGGAAAGCGCTTACTATGAAGCATGAACTGCTTGACTTTATACGTGGCACAAGTTTGAGGGAGCTGGTATGATACGTGTCGGAGTGTACGTGTCATCTCGTAAGTTTGACATGGATAAACAAGCAGTTATGCAAGCGTACGACTATTGTCGGTGTAAATTGCAACATGAAGTAAAACTTTCGAGCGACCTCGAGTTTGTAGTTGATGACGTGTATGAGTTAGTGTCTTGTATCAGTAGATGTGATGTATGTTTTATTGATGCTGAAAACATCTCACGTGGGCATAGTTACTGGATAAATGTGCTCCGCTTAGTACAAGAGAACCAAAGCAAGAAGTTTATTATGTTTGTGCATGATCATGATAACGTGCAGTATGCGAAAGCATTTATCCGGTCAAATGTTACGTTTGTTCCGTTTGACGATATAGAGCGCTGCATGGAAAAGGAGATTATAGAATGTACGCAACGATAGAGTTTGCTCCGAGAGACCAGAAGGATTTTGCGATCTTTTTAGAGCGACATATTGCAAAAGACCTTTCAAATGGGCAGTGGAACAGGCTGTATGCTCTCTGTAAAAATATGGAGCGCTCATTAGATATAGCTATAAGTGGCTATAAGTGCACTGATGGTGTAGTATATAATCCGTATAAGAGGGTGATACAGTGGACAACAGTAAAAAAATAGTTGAAAAGTTCGACGAGATACTTGAGCTTGCAGGAAAGCAAAAACTTACTCCTATGCTCGAAAAAGTTTTTTCAAGCGTACATTCGACCGGAGAAATGCAAGCTATTATAAATACGGTATACGACGAAATTGCTGCAAGTATTACAAGTGGAACTGAAAAGTTCCATGATGAGCTTGAAAAAACGCTTTCTGATACTGAAGCAATGAAAAATATAGTAAAGGAGGCAAAGCATGAAGTCCTTAAATGAAGCGGATGACATAAAAGAAATCTGCAATGGCGTTACGGCACTTGTATCTGCTGTCATGGAGCGTGAGTTTCAGTGGCAGTATGATAACGATCGCGAGCTTATTACTTTTACATCAGGTGATGACGAGAAGTATGAGGTAAACGTGTTTATGTCAAGTGTGAAAGCGTGCTTGAAGGATATTGCACGCCAATTTATTTCAGAGGTACGGCTATGAGTGACAATGCGTATGATTACATGGTGTCTGAAGCAGACTCCGGCGTGCTTAAAAACCTTGCAACGATGGGAGAGCGTCTTAAAACGTTGAAGAAATCGTATGAGGACGCGGATAAAGCGGCACAGGAAGCAAAGAAAGAATATGAATATTACGCGTCAAGTGTGCTTCCTATGGAAATGTTCAATGTAGGCGTTACATCTTTGGAACTTGCATCCGGCGGAACTATGCGCTATGAGCGGAACTATTACTGCCAGCCGAATAAAAACGCCGCAGACAGAGCGAAGATCATTGCGTGGCTTCGTGAAAACGGCGGAGGTCATCTTGTAAAAAGCAAAGGTACGGTTGACGGTGCACAGCTTGAAAAGCTCAAAGCATCCGGTATTCCGTTTTCTGAAACAGATGACATAAACACGAACAGCTTGAAAGCATTTTTAAAAGATGCACTCGGTATAAACGGCGGAACGGCGCAAATGGCGATACAGGATATACCGAGCGAAGTGCATTTCCACGAAGTCGGTGTTGTGTCGATAGACGTGTGAGGTATGTATGTTAATGATGCGCCAAAAGCCTTTTGAAGCTATACAAGTGAAGAAAGGTAGCGAAGATGAAATGCTTGAGTTTGTGAAGAAACATATTTTAGTTTCTGCTGTAGATGAAAGCAAAGCGCTCACAATAAACACAGTCTTTAATAAAATAGTTGTAAGCTACGATGACTACTTAGCTTATGCTGGTGATAGGTTTATGGTCATAAATAAAAACGATGCTGACAAATATTATGAGGTTGTACAATGAAGTATACGGAAGTAGCGCAGTGTCGAAAATACTATGCTATCGAAATCAAAGAAGACAATATCGACGAGGTGCTTGAGTTCATCGACAGGTTCTCATCACAGGTTTCACCTGATTTTGACTCATTTGACGAAAGTAAGCAGGTAGGTTGGCTGTTTAAGCGTAGTGGTACAAATACATTGTACCTGCGTATCGGAAGCTACGTTGTCGTTGACACGGAGCTCAACATACAGGTTATTAGCCACTATGATTTCACAACACAGTATAAAATTTTAAGCGAGATATAATATGCAAGTACGAGAAGCAGTTGCTGCGAAAACGTATTACGCGGCTCAGGTAAAAAGCGACAATATCTTGGATATATGTAAGTTTATTTTTTACTATGCAATGAAAGACGCACCTATGCTCAATGCAGATGGCGAGCCTGATAAATGGCGTATTGAGATGCATGGATTTACAAAGGTGTTGAGCATAGGTGATTGGGTCGTGGTGAGTGCAGATGGCATCGTTGAAACATTTGACGAAGAAGACTTTGAAAAGCTGTTTTTCGTTGGAGATGTTTCCCTTAAACTTACCACGTCAGAGACTAATTTATAGCTATTACTGCACAAAGTATGCAAAAAAGTGTATAATGTTTTTCGCGGGGTAGTGTAACGGATGCACGCCTGTTTCATTAGCAGATAGCAGCGGGTTCGACTCCCGCCCCCGCAAGTATTTTACTACTAGAGGTAAAGTGGATGCTTGATGAACAGTTGCACGCTGCTGTGTACGGGGACTTGTATCGCAGTGCGGAAAGACAAATGCGTGCAATAGACGCAGAAATAGAGAACAGAGAAAATGTAGGCTTTGCGTCTGCGGAAGAGTGCGCGAAATGGGCGCACGAGTACCACTTGGACATCATAGCGTATCTTAAAGCATCCAAAAACTTTTTTTCTGTTACCGAGCGTGGCGCTGTATTAGTACAGCGTGCTTGGATAAATGCGTACTGTAATGACGTGTTGTACTATACCGATGAAAAAGATAGGCGTATAAAGTGGGTTCCGCAAGGACAGCGGTACTTTCGTAATGCACGTATTGCTTCAGAAGTTTCTGACGGCGTTTATGAGCCGTTGTATCATCGTGATTACTTTACACCAACAGGCTTTTATGACGACGTGTACGGAACGTTTAATGTGGCAAAGCCGTTTCCGGTGTTTGCAAAAGAGACAGGACGTGACACGAGCCACATATATGAGTTTATAAATCATGTCGCAGGTGAGTGTGCGCCGTGGCTTTTAGCGTGGCTTCGGGCAAAGATTTTGTACCCGAAGCAAAAGACACAGGTAGTTCCGATTTTTGTATCCCGCGCACAAGGGACAGGTAAAAGCACGTTTGCAGAAGTATTATGCAAGGGTATATTCGGCAAGGATAACGTGCTTGTAACGGATCAGTACGACAGTTCATCACGCTTTAACGCAGATTATGCTGACGCTCTCATTGTGTGTCACGAGGAAAAAGAGGAAGTGGATCGTCGTAACCCTGCGGCGAGCATTAAATCGCGTGCAACAGCGACGCAGATACGAAAGGAAAATAAAGGCTTAGACCCGATTTATCAGGATAATTATACGGAGTTTATAATGACGACGAATAAGGATGTCCCGATAAAGTTTGACGATAGAGAGGATCAAAGGCGGTTTATGATTATGGAAGCAGACCCAGCGTTTACAAGGAAAACTTCGAAGCTTGCCGATGAAGTGTTTACAAAGCTTTATGGCGCGGACGCTGATATGCGTAAAACAGGTGCACCTTTCTGTGAGGACGATGCGCTTATCGCGCAGTTTAAGCACGAACTTGTAACGAGAAAAGATTTAGAGGATATAAAGCTCCGTGAGTTCCCGAAGACAAGCGCATACAACAGATGCTTCACGTTACCGCGTACAACGGAGAACACGGAAATTGAAAGCATCGTACGGAGTATCGCGCCTTTCATTCGTGCTATGCTTGAAGCAAAAAAGCAGGTTACGGAGCTTACGCTTGATGACGGAGACGTTATAAGCCTTTCGAGTATCATACCTACGGTAAACGCGATACAGTATTCTGCCGCGTTGAACTGTGTTATTGTGTGCAGGCCTATTGTGTTTAGCGATACGTTTGCAAACCACAAGCCGTTCCAGCACGCAGTTGTTGAGCGCACGCTATATGACATGGAAAGCTATTTCATAATGGAACATGGCATACGCTTAATGCCTGATATGTCACCTGTACCGGGCGGATTTTATGGCATACAAGGTAAAAACCGCAATGCACCTGCTGCACGATTTTGTTTGATTGATGACTATGTTGCAAACTCCACGGGGAGCGCTGCGTCGCCCGATCCTGTTGCATTTGACGTAAGAAAAAACGAGCCTGTGAAGCGTGAGGGTAAGCGGCTCCGTGTAAACGGAAACTGGAGACCTGATTCTGAAGGTGAATTTGAAACGGTAAACGAGCTTAAACCAGGCGTAGAGACATTGCAAAATAAAACAAAGAACGTGCAGTACATGGACACATTCTTGTTTGAGTCCGATGAAGCAAGCTCTATGATAAAACAGATAGAACGGAGTAGGATTGAAGAGTTCAAAGCCGCGCGTCTTAAAAATGTTATTGAAGCGAGAGTGCTTTTTTTTGAGCGCTTACGTTTACAGCTTTCAGAAGCTAAGCGGCTGTTTAATGCAGGTATCGCGTGGCGCGTCGTATATAGCGGATCGAAGAGCTACCACATTATGATACGTGTAAAAGACGCACCTGACACGATTGAGCAATATAAGTGGCTCCACGCGCACCTTGCAACGGTACTTTCGAAAAAACTTATATTTGATGCTTCTACAAGTGACCCTGCGCGTTTGACACGAGCACCGATAGTTTTTGAGCGTAGGTCTGAATATGAAGGGATTACGGTACATGGTGTTCAGAAGCTGGTGTTTATAAACGAGAATTCGGTGTATGATTATGCGTGGCGCGATTTATACGAGCAGTGGCTTAATAGACCGTTATCAAAGTATGAAGTAAAGCATGGAAAGAAGATGCTTCCGACACGTGAAGAATATCGGGATGCAGCTCATGCACTTTTAGACGGTACGTTCTGGACTGACAGTACATGGAACGGAAGACGACAGCAATGCTTTTTCCCCGGTTACCGGTTGTGCCGTCACTTAGGCTACTCGCACGATGAGCTTTGGGACGAAAGCGGCATATTGCAAGGTATCAATAGCTATTATAAACAAGGTGAGATACAATACTGGAGAAGCCGTGAGTATTGTGATTTGGTGCAAAGAATAGACGGAGACTATGTATCATAGTTAGGATGATTTTAAAGAGGTGTGTTGTATGAAAGAGTGTAAAATGCTATTGGTGCAAGAAATCTATGGAGATGGCTCACAGTATGCTCGTGTGTGGTATGCTGATGCAGTGTACGTACTTCGTTATGAGTATATAGGGCACGTACAGTATTTTGTAAGTGCGTTCTATCCGAAGCTCTCGATACTTAAAGATGTATATAAAACACGTGAGCGCCTTGAAGGGTCTGAGCTTGAAAAACGAAAGCTTAGCTGCGTGTTTTCTGCTTTTGGTGTTGACTATTATAAAGGCAATACTGATAGAATATACTCATTGCAAATTGATGACGAATATCTTACTTGTAAAATATATGACAAAAGTGAAGTTTTGCAGTTTATGCTAGATCACGTATAGTAGATACGCAAAGGAGGTAGAATAATGCACGTGTATGAGCAAAACAAAGAGTGGTATCGACTTTTAGGGAATGGATATGCTATACGTATATCATTGCACTGTTCTAATGATTACAGTAGTGTTTGGCTTACAAGTATCTATGACAGTAAATCGGAAACGTATCAGTTTATGGTAACGCAAGACTATCCTCGTATTAATTTTAACTGCAGGGAAAATCCTTTACATGATCCTAGTATTGCAAAATCATTACTTAAATTTGCAATGCAGCTATCAACGACAAGGAAGTTGTACACGAAAGACAATGTGTTATTTTACGAAATAGTCAGTGAAATAAACAACGAAGTGCTTAAAGCAGTATACACGCTGGATGAAGCACTTGAATTGTTTCGAAGGAGCGCTAATGGAGATAAAGGACAGACCGGGGCTTGATGATCCGTTATGGGAATATGTGCTTCGTGAGCGGTGTGAGCCGTACATAGCGCCCGTAAAGAAGTGGTGGCAAGAGTACGATAGTATCGTGTTCCCTGAAACAGGTATCTATGCCATTGAAGATGCTCCTCCGGGGTTGTCTGTACGTTTTACGAGAACCGCAATACGTTCTCCTATAAAAGGCGTGCAAGCGTTTCCGCTTCTTTTGACAGGCTATTTGCAACTAAGCGGCGTGCAAGGCGGAGCAAATAAAATGATTGAACGTGTGTGTGCTCGTGGACTTGAAATAGACGGTATCACGATTATTGAAAAGCATAATCTTCCGTCAACGTATATGTGCGGCCAATTTATCGCATTTGTGCCAACTGCAATAATCAAAGGAGAGCGTCATATTGGGCGCTGGGTATACTTTACAGATTACGAGCTTTGCTCGCTTATAAACGGTAAAGTAACAGATAGTATTAAGCAGAAAGCAGTGCTTAAAATGTAGGAGTAAAATATGGCATTTGACAAAAGCAAAGTGTATACTGCAGTAAATGCAGACGAGCTTGCTGTTGGAAGTGTGTGCATTTTTGCAGATACTTATGGAGACTTACAAGAGTCTGTACGAACAAATATAAGTGGGGTGCATCTCATATCTGTAAAAGACAAATTTTCAATGCACCGTTTTGTCGATAGTACAAATGTTTCTTGGCACTTTGCATACCTTATCAGTGATCCTAGAAATCATAATTACCATTGCTATGACAGCATCGACGAAGCGTTTGCCGATATAAGGAAACACGGAGGTTGGATCAAGCACAATGAAACGGGTGAGTGTTTCTACATCACTGTAAAGATGAGGTGTGATTTACGTATCTACGGCAAAACTATAAATTGTGTAGACTTAATAAATGATTACATTTTTCTAGATGACGAAACACCTTGTGGGAAAATAAATTAATAGCTATAACCGTGAAAACGGAGTACATATAGTGTATGCTCATAGAGCATAGTAACAAATTACGGAGGTGCATTATGGCACAGCACAAAGAACAAGACGCGAGCTACTTTGACAACTTCATTGGAGCTGGAACACAAGACATTGGAAACGATGCAGTATCTACTTCGTATCTTTCGATGATACAGCCGGGAAGCGCCGCAGCGTCGGACGCGAACCCGGGGCAATGGCGAAACAGTGCAACAGGTGAAGTGTACGGGCCGAACGTGAAAGTCATTGTTATGGCTTTTAAGACGGTATGGACAGAACGTTCAAGCGAGCCGCCGTACACAACGGTTGCGCGCTACGAGCCGAACAGTATCAAAGTTGACATCAAAAAGCCGAAACCGGGGCAGAAGGGATTTCCTGAAATGACGAACCCTGAAACGGGGAACAAAGTACAGGAGTTGTTTATTTATGCCTGTGTTTTACCTGAGCACCCCGAAGCAGGGGTCGTGTACTTTTCACCGACAGCCGGAAGCATGAAAACGTGCAAACGATGGAACGCTTTACTTCGCAGTCAGCGGCTCCCGAACGGAAAACTTGCTCCAATTTTCGGCTATGAATGGGAACTCGGCCTTGACATGGTAGCGAACCCGAAGCAGCCGAGCGGAAAAATTGCACAGTTCTCAACGATCATGCGTGGCAACATTACCTCGAAAGCACTGTTTGAGGAAACCGTACAGCCGCAGCTTGGAACTGCAAGCAACCCGATTATGCTTGCAGCGCCTGAAGCATCAGGTGATGTAGACGCATAAATTATTTACCTCTCCCAAAGCGTGGCCCCGGCTACACGGGGCACTTACAGGAGTTTTAGTATGAGTGACTTAAATAGTTTTAGCTGTACGTCTCGTCTTACGAAAGACGCTGTACAAAAAACATTGCCTACAGGAACTGAGCTTACTGAGTTCGATGTTGCTGTGAATACAGGCTTCGGCGAGCATCAAGATGCGATGTTTCTTACGTGCACAATGTGGGGTAAACAAGGAAAGACCGTCTATCCGTACCTTAAAAAAGGAACAGAAGTAGCCTTGACAGGTAGCATTTCACTTCAAAAATGGATCTGGAAAGCTGATGGAGCAGAGCACGTAAAACTTGCGCTTAATGTACGTGATCTCGTGCTTAAGGGCACAAAGCCAACAGAAAGCAAGGTATCTGTTGATACGACGCATATTCACGATGATGAGGAAATACCTTTTTAATGTCTAAACGGAGTAATAGCGGCTATGTTCGCTTATGCCGTGCTATTATTACACAAGCACGACGTGACGGTGACATAGATTTCTTTAAGACATATTGGTATGAATTGCTCCGTGATTACATAATAAATGCTGAGGACTTGCCTGCGGGATGCTCTGGGGCAGTTCCAGAAAATATACAGACGTATAGTGGCAAGGCACAATTTAATGGGTTCAATGATGGAAAGGAAAAATAAAGGCAGGGTGCCTATCGACGATACACACCCTGCCACATAGAATGCAGAAGATTAAAAGTCTTCTTACACTAATATACTAGTGCTTTGTAAAAAGGTAAAGGAAAATGAGTGAAAAATACACAGAGATTTTACGGCTCAAAGAGATGCTTGAAAAAGATGACATTCCGTTTGTGTTCAGACCGCAGTTTGACGGATACACTATAAAGTATGGTGAAGATGTGTGTTCTGTAATTGAGCACGACGGAAGCTACGGAAGTGACAAGAATCTTCTTGAGATCATGGGGCTTCTTACAAAGAAAGAGCAAAAAGATGACGATATTCTAGGTTATTTGAGTGCTGAAAACGTGTTCAAAAGAATAAAGAAGCACTATAAAAACGCCCCGTGCTGTGGATGGACACGGGGCTAAAAGGAGGAATAAAAGTGGTCTGCAGTTTTAGTATAGCATATTGTATAAGCTTGTCAATAGGGGGAAATGGTAAATGAAAAAAGAAAAAGGGAAAATTGTAATTAAAATAATTAAAACTGAAAATGATGTAGCATTTACCCAAAAGATAAAAGCACCAATAGATATGGCACTTTATGGAGTTGCTGCTCTTGTCATCGCGATTGCGAGAAAAGCAACACAAAGCGGTATGTCATATAACGAAGCGAAGAACAAAGTGCTTTCTGTAATCAAGAGCACTTTGAAAAAGATGGAAGATACAAAGGAGTAATTATGGACAAAGAAAAGAGCAAACGTAAAGTAAAGCAAAGCAAAGCAAAGCAAAGTGCATCGGTATCTGCTCGTGCGTATGTCGAAGGTGATAACGTCATCGTAAACTCGAAAGCAAAGGGCAATTTGGAATGTGCCTATGCAGCAGTGTCAACGCTAGTTCATGCACTGGTTCAAAAAATCATGCAGCTTGAAGATATAAGCTATGTGCAGGCAAAAAGGAAGGTGCAGCGGAAGCTGCGTGAATGTAACAGCAATGTTATTATGTCTTAGTAAAAACAGAAGAGCACCGATGTTACGAGCATCGGTGCTCAAGTAAATACAAAGCTTGATAGCCTTAGCACGTCTAAGGATATTATAGCACAAAAAGGTTTTTTATGCTAGCGGTAGATATAGAAACATTTGATCCTAATTTACATGAGCTTGGTGACGGTGTATACCGACACGATGGGTGGATAGCGTGCATCGGTATGTATAACGGAAAAGATTACGTGTGCTTAAAAAACATTGAGACGCGTGTCGGGAAGCCTGCCGTGTGGGATAAGCCGGAATATATTTCGTGGCTTGAAAGCAGTGAGCCAAAAGTATTTCATAATGCGATGTATGATGCTACTTGGATAGTGCTCAACGAAGGTATTGCAATGCAAGGTGTTGTGCATGATACTATGACACGAGCATACCTTATCGATGAGTACGCTGACTTAGGTCTTGACGACTGCTGTAAGCGTTTCCACGTAACAGGTAAAAACTTCGGGGACACGGTTGAAAAGTGGTTTGAAGCGAATAAAAAGCAGCTTGGTATCAAAGGCGCTTTTTGGCCGCAGATAGACAAACTTTGGGGCATAGGTGAATGTCGAAAGCAAGTCGAAGCATATAACAAGCAAGATTGCATAGCAACGTACAATTTATTCTTTGCTCAAGAGGCACAGATAGCACCACACGATGAGCCGTACCAACGCGAGTGCACTCTTATACCGGTGTTGCTTTTGCTTAAAAAGAACGGTGCTCGTATTGACATAAGAGCACGAGATGAGCTAACAAAAACGATACGTAAAAAGTATGCAGGAACACTGAATACGCTTGAGTATGACTACGGGATAACGGAGAGCATTATGCGATCTCCGAAAAAGCTTGCAGGTGCTATGCACGCTCTCGATGTGCACAGTACCGTAAGAACTGCAACAGGGGCCGAGAGCTGGAGTGCAAGTGCCTTAGATCTTATTGATCATCCTGTCGTAGACGTATTGCAGGAGTGTAAGAACTATAGTTCCTTGCTTTCTAAATACCTTGAGTCAAGTCTTGTAAAGACCGTGTGCGATGATGGAAAGATACACTGCACCTTTATCAGTGCAAAGCGTGACATAGGTGGGGCGGTTACCGGGCGCTTGTCATGTCGTAACCCGAACCTTCAGAATATCCCTGCGCGTGGCAGTAAGCACGGACACGATAGCTATGGAAACGAGATGCGCGAGCTTTTTATTGCAGAGCCTGGAACAGTGCTTGCAGCTCTTGATTACAAGGCTATCGAGTATTATCTGCTTGCACACTTTGCCGTAGGTAATCAGGCGGAGTGGCTCCGTGAGCAAGCACGAGCCGGCGTTGACTTTCATACCGTTGCTATGCAGGTTACAGGATTTCCTGAGCGGGACGCTATGAAGACGATAAACTACGGTATACAGTACGGTATGGGTCTTGCGACTATGTACGCAAATAATCGTCCTATCTGGCGTAAGCTCGGCGAGAAAAACGGTATGACAGGACGTGAGTACAGTGACTACGCATATCGTACGTACAATGCAAAGTTTCCGGTAATTAAGGAAACAATGAACTGGGCGCAACAGGTAGCACGAGCACAAGGGTACGTTACAACGCTTGGCGGGCGCATTTGCCACAAGCCGAATCCGTACTATGACACAGAAAAGCAACGGTGGAATGACGGATTATACAAGATGCTTAATAAACTCATTCAAGGGACGGCCGCTGATATATTGAAGCAAGCAATGGTCGATATGTATCGAAGCGGCGTGCTCGATGTATTGACGTATCATCTTACGGTGCATGACGAGAACGTGCTTTCTGTTCCTTATAACAAAATAGGAACTGAGGCATTGCTTGAGACAAAGCGCATTATGGAGTCTCCGTTTAAAAGTATGCTTAAAGTTCCGATTATTGTGAACTGCGGTGTAGGCCCTAATTGGGGCTATAAGCATGCTGAAGGTATTTGGGAAAATATGCAGAAAGGTGTTTTCACAGATCTGCATCTAGCTTAGGAGAAAAAGATATGGTAAAAACTGAAACAATAATTGTTAAAAATCGGGAAAATATGTATTATTGTGACGGATGCGGCGCTCAACTTGGGGCAGTAGATGATCTTAAAATTCACAAAGTGCAGAGTATAACGTTGACTCGCGCGTTGAAGAGCTTTTATGGCGATACTACTGCTCTAGATGAACCTGTTACAAGATATCTATGCGACAAATGTTTTAAGAAAATATGGGAAATGGCAAACTTCAAAATATAGCATATCAAGAGGAGACAGTATGCTGATTATCGGTGACTGTAGAGAGAAACTTAAAGAACTTGCATCGAATAGCGTGCAGTGCGTTGTAACAAGTCCACCGTATTATAATCTTCGTGACTACGGTGTTAAAGATCAAATAGGGCAAGAGGCTACTGCCAACGAGTACGTTCAAAATATTGTAGACGTGTTTAAGGAAGTACATCGTATACTCAAAAAAGATGGCACGGTGTGGCTAAACATTTGTGACAGTTATGCAGGGAGCAGTAAAGGTAGAAACGCTAACGGTATGTGTACGGCAGGTGACCCGAAGTCTCGCGCACGCAACGGGGGAGTGCTACGTAAGACACGAGGCGCAAAGCCAAAGAATTTACTTGGTGTGCCATGGAGAGTTGCTTTTGCATTGCAAGAGGATGGGTGGTACCTTAGACAGGATATTATCTGGGCAAAGCCGAATGCGATGCCTGAGCCGGTAAAGGATAGATGTACTCGATCTCACGAGTATATATTCCTTTTGTCAAAGTCACGGCGTTACTATTTTGACAGCGAAGCAATAAAAGAAGACGCCGTGACACATGAGAAGCGTGCACATTCTGTTGTGCGAAATCGTGTGCTTGGCTACGAAAGCAAGGTGAATAAGCAGCTCGGCGGCAGAGTAGGTGGCATGCTTACACACAAAGATACATCAAAACGCAATAAGCGTGATGTGTGGTTTATTCATACTAAACCGTATGCCGGTGCTCACTGTGCAGTATTTCCGCCTGAGCTTATTACGCCGTGTATTTTAGCCGGAAGCAGGATAGGAGATGTTGTACTTGATCCGTTTTTCGGAAGCGGCACGGTAGCGGAAGTATGCGAGAAATTAAGCAGGCAATGGATAGGCATAGAGCTTAATGCTGAATACAAAGATTTGTACAAAGGTAGACTTGTACAAAATAAAGTATAAGGAGTAGTAGTATGAAGTTTGACAAAAGAAAAATCTACACGGCGGCAAATGCAGAAGCTTTGTCGATTCGTAGTTTTTGTGTTTTTGCTGACACAATGAAAGAGTTGCAACAGCGTGTAAACCGTGACTGCGCGGTCCACGAGCTTGAAGATATTCTTGACCAGGACAAGGAAGCAAGATTTGTGGCTAATGACGGAGTTCACTATGCGCTTGCTTACTTTGTTGATTGCCTTGGTGCACAGACGTATAAAGCATTTGAAAGTGTTGAAAAAGCTATAGACGCAATAAGTGCACACGGTGGGTGGGTTAAAAATCGTGCAGGTGTAATGCTGCTTGTGACAGGTTACGTACCTAATGAGTCACGAGATGATCTGTCTGACGATGTTATCCGTATAGCAGATATGTGGGTAAGTCTTAAGTACCTGTACCGCAATTATTGCTTCAAGGATGACGGAAGTCCGTGCGGGGAGCTGATTGAACAGTAAAGTTTTTCTTTACTTATCAAATGTAGAAAGGAGTTAGTATATATGGCTATTGATAATAGTAATGGTGTGAATTGCGCACAAGTACCTTATATCGGTGTGTACAGAAAAAAGCCTGTAGTAATTAGTGCAGTGCTGTACGACGGAAGCGATGAAAGTATTGCAGCACTTAATTCAGAGGAGTTTAGAGGCAAGGCAGGTCGCCCTATGTCTGTATGCGATGATAAATCCATCGATATACAGACACTTGAAGGTGTTATGAAAGCCTCTATAGGTGATTATATCATTAAAGGCGTACATGGTGAACTATACCCTTGTAAGCCTGATATTTTTGCAAAGACATACGATAAGATTGAACAACAGAAGGAGAGTACGGTAGCTTCTGTTGCTCTTTAGAGCATTTGCTTGATAACTTTGTATTCGCAAATGACGATGCTCCTCGTGGCAAGGAGCAATGATGGTGTGCTTTTGATAAAAGAGGCAAAGCTATGGACAAAAAGATAGCAGAAACAATCGATGCAATGAAGCATCTGCTCATTGAAAAGAATAGGCGATACGGTAACTCTGCACTTGAACCGCAGAACATTTTTTACAAAGGTGACGCGCAAAACTCGATCCTTATTCGCCTCGACGATAAGCTCGGACGCATAAGAGCAAATACGGAAAGCAAGCCTCGCGTAAACGATGTTGCGGACATCATAGGCTATTGTACCTTGCTTTTAATAAGCATGGGTGTAACAGCAGAGGATATAAAGAAGCTGGAGGACTAGAAACATGGATATGTCTGATTACTACTGGTGGCTTGGTCATCGTTACAAGTATTCGCGTCCTTCAGTACAAGACACAAGTTCTGTGGAGCAGTGGAAAGAACTTGCAGAATATGCTGAGCTAAAACTCGAAGAAGCATATAAAGTAGGCTACTTGGCTGCGATGAAGGATAACAAAGGCTAATGCTTGATCGTTACTTTTGGCTTAAACACGTAGACGCGCTCTCTCACTTTGCCGTAGATAAAAATAACCTATGCCGTTGTACTTTTGTAGACGGTATCTTTGTAGTATGCTCAAATGACGGTAAATGTATCAGCTACTCAACAGATGGCAAGAACTGGGTTCAAAGTGATACGGAGGAGATACGGAAAATGGCAGCTGAGTATGCAGAACTAAGCAGTGAAGATACAGATAAAGAGTTTTCTCGTGCTCTTGCTAAGCTATTTGCGATGACTTCTTATTATCGTGATCATTGAAGCGGAGCCAGCCGAGAAGCCTTTTATATGGGCGCTCGATAATTTTAGCGCCGTCTTGCTTGAAGCCGTCTTGCTCGAATACTTTCAACGTATATTTCTTTGCTTCAAGGCATAAAGCAACGTGCCCGTATTTGTTTCCGGGACTTCCTTCCCAGATAAGTACGTCACCTTTTACTGGTTCGTTTTCATCGGTGTATGGTATACGGTCAAAGTATTCCTGTTCCAAAGGCATTTTGTAGTAATATACGAATAAATCCTTAGCACCGATAACGGCACCTGTGTGCGGGATTTCAAGTACGTCGGCGCAGTATTGACGGAATAAATCTACGCAATGCGACCCAAATTTTTTGTCGTAGTCCACTTTTGTGCCGTTATATTTTTCTACAAATTCGTCAAGCGTCATGGTGTTTTCTTTCCTTGAAGCACTTTGCCGTTTTGCTTATCAGGATACGGGGATGCGTGCCACTCTTTTCCCGGAGCCGTGTAGATCTGCCCCCGCCACTTGTATGCAACACCCTGCTCGAATGTTGCAGGCAGCTTTAATACGTCAACTACGATCATTGGCTTGTCTCCTCTTGTGCTTGTTGCTGCTGTGGCGCTTGCGTCTGCATTTGCTGCAAAGTGGAAGCGACAAGCGCAGAATACCAATTCTTAAATGCCGCACTTATTATTTCTCTAGCATTAGGCTTATCGCGAAGTTGATCTTGTAGCGAATTGATAATGATATCGCTCTGCGCTTGTCGTGTCACTTTTTACTCCGGCTTTGTGAACTGGTTTACAATGTTCGTCGCCGCAGTTACCACAATGCCGATAACTGCGATAATCGTAACATGATTTGCGGGAGCAATGTATGCTACAACTGCACTTGCAACCGTGCCTGCAGCACCGATACATACATTGATCAAAGTAGAAGTTTTCTTTTTCATCGCACAATTCTCCATAATCGAATAAGAAATATCACAAGGAGCATAAGCCCTAGTGCCGTTATAATTATAAGCTGTCTTTTTACAGACTGCTCTAATTGCTTTATTTTATCGTATGCCGCTACGAGGTCTTCATCCCTCTGCTGCATCCTTGTCGCTATCTGTTCGTTCGTCGCTTCGAGTATCATCACTCGTTCGATAAATTGCTTTAAGGCGGCGGAAGCATTCATCGAGGATTGTTTCCAGTAAATCAAGTCGTCCCGCAGCTTCGCCAGCTCTGATCGTGCTTGTGTCTGCAAGTCCTCTAATGTCATCGAGCCGAGATTTAAGGTGCTGGATTTCTGCTCGTTGCTGCTCGATGACTCTTGCATCTCCGAATTGGTCGACACCTCTTGTGCTCGCACAGGAAGTAAGAAGCAAAATACAAAAAGCAGGTATAATATAGCGCATTTATTTTTCCTCATTGTCGCTTGTCCTTATGTTTTTTATCGTCTTGTTTATATCTATCGGAAGCCAAAAAGCGACGATAACACTTGCTATTTTAATTATATCATCAACAGGTTTATTTGTCAAAAAGAACGTTGCTACCATAAAAGTAATAGCAGCTATCTTTATCACGTTACTTATGGTAGAGGCTTTCATCGTTTGCCTGATATTTTAGGAAGCGCTGTAACAATGGCATTAAGCTGCTCTTGCATTGCTTTTACCATATCCGTTAACGTGGCAATTTGGACTTCGAGACGTGCTACATTTTTTTCAACATCACGCTTTTCCAAATTTTCAATCCTTTTCACGTTATTTTTAATTGTAGCCACATAGACACCTGCTGTAAATACTATTGTGCCAAGACTTAACCCGATACTGATGACTTCGCCTAAGGAAAATGTCATAATCCCTCCTCGCTATAATGCTCGTCAGCATGAATTATGTGCTTTCTATTTTTGTCGTAATCTACAAAAATAGCCTTATCGCTTGTGCGTGTCATAAGCGACAATGTAGCATTATCTACATTCATTTCTGCAATGCTCATGGGGTCAGTGATTTCGCTGAAGGTTTTATCTTTCGTGATGCCAAGCTCTTTGTAGTAAATACCACTATCGTTAGAGCAAGTAACAAAGGCGCCGTTTGCGTAAGTGCTATGGTTAAAGTTGCCTGTCGTTAGGCTACTTTGTGCCCAGCTCTTACCATCAGTAGACCAATAAATACCTTTGTTGCTATTAGAGCATGCAACAAATATATTATTTACAGAAGTTACATGGTAAAAGTTGCCTATAGTTACGCTACTTTGCACCCAGTTCTTACCATCGTTTGACCAATAA